GTTGGAGTCGCTGATGCTAATGACATCCTTAACAAGGCAAGATTCCTTGTCAAAGCAGCAAACCTCCCAGCATCAAACGTTGCTCCAATCGAAGTTCCCTTCAGAGGAAGAGTTCTGAAGATTGCTGGAGACAGAACCTTTGATACCTGGTCAATCACCGTTATCAATGATACAGACTTCGCTATTCGTTCTGCTTTCGAAAAGTGGATGAATACAATCAACCGTGTATCTGATAACACTGGTGCAACTGACCCTGCTTCTTATCAGGCAGATGCTTATGTTTATCAACTTGATCGTAATGGCGACACCCTGAGAAAGTATCATTTCTATGATGTTTTCCCAACTCAGGTTGCACCTATCGAACTTTCGTATGATGCACAAGGTATCCAAGAATTCACCGTTGAACTTCAAGTTCAGTGGTGGGAAGCAGTCAAGGGTAGCGGCGCAAATGCAGGCGGCGAAGACATCAACTAAATAGTCAATAACCAGTAAATTTATTATACAATGGCAAGACTTTTTGGTTTTTCTATTGACGGCAGCCAAAAACCACCCTCAGTAATTTCCCCCGTTCCTCAAACCAATGAGGACGGGGTTGACAATTATATTGCGAGTGGTTTTTATGGTTCATATGTTGATATCGAAGGCGTATATAGAACCGAACATGATCTTATTAAGAGATATCGTGAAATGGCACTTCACCCAGAATGTGATGGTGCCATTGAAGATGTTGTAAATGAGGCAATCGTTAGTGATCTCTATGATTCTCCGGTAGAAATTGAGTTATCTAATCTCAATGCCAGCGATAAACTCAAAAAAGTAATTAGAGAAGAATTTAAATATCTCAAAGAAGTTTTAGATTTCGATAGAAAGGCACACGAAATCTTTAGAAATTGGTATGTTGATGGTAGAGTATATTACTTGAAAGTTATCGATGTCAAGAATCCTCAGGCAGGTATTCAAGACCTGAGATACATTGATCCGATGAAGATCAAATATATTCGTCAAGAAAAAAAGGGAGATCCAAGACTCAACATTTCTCTTCCTCCATCAATGAGGAAAGATCAAGACGTTACTGTCAAAGAACCAGAAATTGAAGAATATTTCCTCTATACACCAAAATCAAATTATCCAAGTGGAACACTCAGTGGTGCCGGTGGTAAGAAGGATTCTGTAAAGATTGCAAAAGATTCTATTGTCTATTGCAGTTCAGGTCTTGTAGATAGAAACAAAGGGACAGTATTGTCTTATATGCATAAGGCGATCAAGGCACTCAATCAATTGAGAATGATTGAGGATTCTCTGGTTATCTATAGACTTTCCAGAGCACCTGAGCGTAGAATTTTCTATATTGATGTTGGCAATCTTCCTAAAGTAAAAGCAGAACAATACCTCAAAGAGGTTATGTCTCGCTACAGAAATAAGTTAGTTTATGATGCTAACACTGGCGAAGTTCGTGATGATCGCAAGTTTATGTCAATGATGGAAGATTTCTGGCTTCCAAGAAGAGAAGGTGGTAGAGGAACTGAAATCTCCACACTTCCTGGTGGACAGAATCTCGGTGAACTTGCTGATATTGAGTATTTCCAAAAGAAACTTTATAGAGCACTTGGAGTTCCTGAGTCAAGAATTGCTGCTGATGGCGGTTTCAATCTTGGTCGTTCTTCCGAAATTCTGAGAGACGAACTTAAGTTTGCTAAGTTTGTTGGTCGTCTGAGAAAGAGATTCTCTCAAATGTTTAACGACATGTTGAGAACGCAATTGATTCTCAAGAATATTGTAACTCCCGAAGATTGGGAAGTTATGTCGGATCACATTCAGTATGACTTCCTGTATGATAACCAGTTTGCAGAATTAAAGGAATCTGAGTTACTTCAGAGCAGACTTGGCAATCTTGCAACTATCGAACCTTACATTGGTAAGTATTATTCTACCGAATATGTGAGAAAGAAAGTGTTGCGTCAAACTGATTCAGAAATCATTGAGATTGATGAGCAGATTGAAGATGAAATTAACAAAGGTATTATTCCAGCTCCTGGAACAGTAGATCCAATTACAGGAGAACCTTTACCTGGTGGTGATATGGGAGGAGACCCAATGGCAATGGGTGCTGATGGTATGGGAATGGGTGAAGTTCCTACTGAACCAGATATGGAAGCGCAAGCAGCGGCGGCAGATGCTCAAATGCAAAAGGACACCAAAAAGGCTGAGATATAAATAGAAAATATAATAGATTAATTTTTTATGGATAACGTTATCGATCTGATTGCAACAGGTGCAAAAGCATCGGAGGTTTCTGATGCAATTAAATCCGTTCTGTATGCAAAGGCTGCGGAAAGAGTTGATGCTGCTAGACCAATTGTAGCAGGATCAATATTTGGTGGTGAAGGACAAATGGATGATACCGAAGAGGATCAAGAGTAATGGCAAGAACTTTATGTAAGGGTGCCGAACAGGCACTTCCTATAACAACTGGTGCAGCAACTAGTTTTTCTGAAGCAACTGTTGTCCGTTTAGTTAATACAGATACTTTAGCACAAGTTGTTAATGTTGTAGAAACTCAAAGTGGAACTGGTATTGGTTCATTCACAATGCCGGCAGGAACAGTTGAATATTTGGAAAAAAATCCAACACAATGTGTTTTTGCTTCTGATGCTGCGGTTCTTGGTGCAAAAGTAGGATTTACTGGATAAACAAATGAAACTAATCACAGAAGAAATTAACAAGGTAGAATTTATTACCGAAGGTAAGGGTGCTTCTAAGAAGTGCTATATTCAAGGTATTTTCTTGCAGGCTGAGCAAGTAAACCGTAACGGTAGAATGTATCCCATGTCAATCATGGAGAAAGAAGTCAATCGTTACAATGAGAGTTTCGTCCTGAAAGGGCGTGCTCTTGGAGAACTTGGTCACCCTGATGGACCTACTGTAAACCTTGACAGAGTTTCTCACAAGATTTGTGACCTTCACAGAGAAGGAAACAACTTTGTAGGAAAAGCACAACTGCTTTCTACTCCTATGGGTAAGATTGCTTCTTCTCTTATTAGTGAAGGAGTTACTCTTGGCGTTTCTTCTCGTGGTGTTGGTTCACTCCGTATGACCAATGAAGGTCATAAAATTGTCGGTGAAGATTTCATGTTAGCAACTGCTGCTGATATCGTTGCCGATCCTTCTGCCCCTGATGCTTTTGTTCAGGGAATTATGGAAGGTAAAGAGTGGGTTTGGGAAGGAGGAATCCTTCGTGAGCAACTCGCAGAAACCACAAAGAGACGTATTAACACTCTTGTTGACCAAAGAAGACTTGAAGAGCATAAGTTGAATCTTTTCAACGATTTTCTCTCAAATCTTTAATTTATAAATAAATATAGATTATAACAAGTAATCAAGAAAACAAATGTCCGTTGGTAGCAATTTACAAGAAATGGAAAACGTAGTAACCAAAGGGGCTGCTCCTGCTGAGCCAATGCCTTCAGCTGGCATTCCAGTTGAAGATCTCGGCGGTCCTACTCCTGAAAATTATCGTCCAGATGACGATTCCGCAAAACTCAAGGATCCTGGCGCAACTCTTGCTCAGGTCAAAGATGTCGTCAACGCCAAAGCTATGAAGGCTGAGGAAGTTGAGGCTGATGAAGAGCAAGAGATTGTAGCAGAAGAAGAGGAAACTGAAGAGGAAGTTGTAACCGAAGAGGAAGCAACTGAGGAAGAGGTTGTTGAACCCGCAATTGAGTATGATATCGAAGAAGATGTTAATGCTCTTCTCGAAGGTGAGGAGCTTTCTGAGGAATTCCAAGAGAAAGCACGCACCATTTTCGAAACTGCTATCAACGCAAAGGTTGGAGAAATCAAAGAACAACTCCAATCTGCATACGAGCAAGCACTCGTAGAAGAAATTTCAACTATTAAAGAAGGTCTTGAGGAGAGACTCGACGCATACCTTGAGTATGTTGCCGATGAGTGGATCCAAGAGAACGCTCTTCAAGTTGAGCACGGTCTTAAGACCGAAATGACCGAATCATTCCTTGCTGGAATGAAGGGTCTTTTTGAAGAACATTATGTAACCATCCCTGAAGATAGATATGATGTAATCGAGAGCATGGTAGATAAACTAGATGAAATGGAGTCTAAACTCAACGAGCAAATCGAAAGAAATGTTGCTCTGAACCGTAGATTAGCTGAGTCAGTTGCTGATGTAATCTTTGCAGAAGTTGCTGAAGGACTTGCCCTTTCCCAGAAAGACAAGCTCGCTACTCTCGCAGAAAATGTTGAGTTTGAAAGTGAAGCAGACTATCGTGAGAAGCTTGTAACTCTGAAGAAGTCATACTTCCCAGAGAACGCTGGCACTCAAAGAGACCACTCTGAAACCATTTCCGAAGGAACACAAGTTGAAACTCAACAAGTTTCTTCCTTGATGGAGTCTTACATGCAGACTCTGGGTAGAGTCTCTAAAAAGTGATTTTTATATTATACAGTTCAAACTAACTTTTTTAAAGAGGTAAATTCAAATGCAAATGCCATTTAGTGAGCATCTGCAGGAGAAGTGGGCACCCCTTCTGGACTACGACGGTCTTGATCCTATCAGAGATTCCCATCGTAGAGCCGTAACTGCTCAACTCCTGGAGAACCAAGAAATCGCACTTCGTGAAGAGCGTGAGTTCCTTTACGAAGCACCAACCAACGCTGCTGGCACCGGTGGATTCGGTGGATCTTCCACCCCATCTGGTCCTGTTGCAGGTTTCGATCCCGTTCTGATCTCCCTGATCAGACGCGCAATGCCTAACCTGGTCGCTTATGACCTCGCAGGCGTTCAACCAATGAACGGTCCTACTGGACTCATCTTCGCAATGCGTTCACGCTACACCGATCAAAGTGGTGCTGAGGCATTCTTCAACGAGCCTCTGTCTTACCACTCTGGTATCGGCACTGATGGTGTTATCAACGGCACCAGCTACACCGCAGAAGCAGGTGATGGCGTTATCTCTGGTTTCGGTACTGATTCACAGACCACCAATAACCCCGCTGCTCTGAATCCTTCAACCCAAAGCACTCAGAATGCTTACGGTGTTGGTCGCGGTATGACCACTGCTAAGGCAGAAAGTCTTGGCGAATCTGGTAACGATTTCAACGAAATGGCTTTCTCGATCGAGAAGGTCACCGTTACCGCAATGTCACGTGCCCTGAAGGCTGAGTACTCACTTGAGCTTGCTCAGGACCTCAAGGCAATTCACGGTCTGAATGCAGAAGCTGAGTTGGCAAACATTCTGTCAACTGAGATCCTTGCAGAAATCAACCGTGAAGTCATCAGAACCATCTACAAGGCTGCTGAGTCTGGCGCTGCTGCTAACGTTGCAAACGCTGGAACCTTTGACCTTGACGTTGACTCCAACGGTCGTTGGTCTGTTGAGAAGTTTAAGGGTCTGATCTTCCAAATCGAGCGTGATGCTAACCGCATTGCACAAAGAACTCGTAGAGGAAAGGGCAACATGATCCTCTGCTCTGCAGACGTTGCTTCCGCTCTGACCATGGC